ATCACGCAACATCATGGCCGCCGTTTTCGCTTTCGTTCCAGAAGGCCGCATTCACGAGAAGACCGCATACGAGAAAATCGACTACGGCGAGTTCATCCGCGCTGGCAAGTGCATAGCCTGCGGTGACAGGGTTATCGACTACAAGGTTGTCGAGGACTTCATTCTCGGCATCGAGGAAAAGTACGGCGTGCAGGTGCAGGCAATCGGCTACGACCGATGGAACGCGCTCAGCACTGCGCAGAAGCTAGAAGGCGCGGGATACAACACAGTCGAAATCAGGCAGCATTCGAGCGTGCTCCATCCACCGACGAAACTTCTGAAAGAGAAGATTCTATGCGGCGAATTCGAATACACCGATAACAAATTGCTCGAAATCAACTTCCAGAATGCACGCTGCTCGTATGACACGAATAAAAACATGTACGTCCACAAGAAGAAGAGCAAAGGTAAGGTCGATATGGTGGTTTCGCTTATAAACGCGGTATATTTGCTGCAACAGGACGTTGTTTTCAATCAGATGCCGGACTTCACGGTTCAGGTAATTTAGGAGGGGATTATATGGGGTGGTTCAGAAATAGACAGGAGCGCAAGCGCTCAGCCGAGAACGTCATCGGAAACGACGGCACGGTGAACGACGTGCTTCTGAGGGCATTGCTCAACGACGAGCCTATCGACCGCGACAAAGCTATGATGCTTCCGGCAGTATCAGGCGCGGTTGACTTCATCACGAGCGCCGTGGCCTGCATGCCAGTTCGCCTGTACCGCACCAAGAAGGGCGTGGTCGAAGAGATGGAGAACGACCCTCGCCCGAAGATGCTCAACGGCGATACTGGGGACACGCTGGACGGCTTCCAATTGAAAAAGGCGATGGTCGAGGACTACCTCATGGGCAAGGGCGGCTATTGCTACATCGGGCGCAGCCGCAACGACGTGACGGGCCTTTATTACGTGGCGTGCGACGCGGTGAGCGTCAACGTTAACTCCGACCCGATTCACAAGTCATACGATATCATCGTCGGAGCGAACAAGTACAAGCCTTTCGAGTTCGTCAAGATTCTCCGCAACACGAAGGACGGCGCTTCAGGTGTCGGCCTTACCGTCGAGGTCGCTAAGGCTTTGGAGACTGGATACCAGACGCTCATGTACCAGTTGGGGTTGGTGAAGGCGGGCGGAAACAAGCGCGGTTTCCTGAAGTCGCAACGCAAGCTTGGGCAGGATGAAATCGACGCGCTCAAAAACGCATGGTCGAACCTTTATGGAAACTCCGAAGAGAACGTCGTGGTGCTCAACAACGGCCTTGAATTTCAGGAAGCGTCGAGCACTTCCACGGAAATGCAGCTTGACGAGAACAAGCGGACGATGGCGGAAGAGATTAACGGCATCTTCCATATCAAGGACGATTTCGAGGAAACGTACAAGTTCGCAATCTACCCCATCGTGCGTGCTTTCGAGACTGCACTCAACCGCGACCTGCTGCTTGAAAGGGAGAAGCGAAATTACTTCTTCGCGTTCGATAGCCGCGAAATCATCAAGGCCAGCCTGAAGGAACGATACGAGACGTACCAGCTTGCAAAAGAATGTGGCATAATGACGATTAACGAAATGCGCCGCAACGAGAACATGAACGAGGTTCAGGGGCTTGACCTAATCGACCTCGGACTCGGCTCGGTTCTCTTCGACACCACCACGGGAGAGACGTACACCCCGAATACGGACTCCACGAAGGCGGCTGGCATTTCGGATTCTGGCGGCGCAATTCAGGCGCAAGGGGGTGAAATCAATGCAGATTAACATTCGTGAGGACAGCGTAGAGATTGAGGGCTACGTCAACACCGTGGAGCGCAACAGCAAGCCGATGTTTTCTCGCATGGGGAAGTTCGTCGAGCGAATCAAGGCGGGAGCTTTCTCCCGCGCACTGAAGCGCAACGACGACGTTCACGTCCTACTCAACCACAACTGGCAGCGCGATTTGGGCAGCACCAAGCAAGGCAACCTCGAACTCACTGAGGACAACATCGGACTCCACGCAAGATGCACAATTTCCGACAAGGACGTTATGGAGATGGCGAAGCGCGGTGATTTGGTGGGCTGGTCTTTCGGCTTCTTCGACCGCGACGTAACGAACGGGGTTGAGAACGGGATGCTCACCAGAGAGATTAACGACCTCGACCTCAAAGAGGTTTCAATCCTAGACCGCTCAAAGGTACCCGCATACGACGGGACGCTCATCATGGCCCGCAGCGATGATTCCGAGAACGACATGTTTCTGGCGGAGTCTTTCGACGTGGACGGCGAACAGCCACAGACGCGGGATGCCGAACCGCAGCAGGAAACGAAGCAGGAAACGAAGCAGGAAGTAAATTACGACGAGTACAAGGCAATGATTGCCGAAATGAAGGAGGGCTAAAATGCCGATTTACCACACCCGCTCCCTGAGCTACAAGAACCTCGTGGAGCTGAAGAACGACAAGATTGACAAGGCCGAGAAGATTCTAGCCGACGCGGAGATGAAGAAGCGCGAGCTTACGCCAGACGAAGCAGCAGAGCTTGCGGAAATCCGCGATGACGTTAAGCGCATCAAGGAAGCCCTGAAGATTGGCGATGAGCTGGACGATTCCAAGGACAAGAAGCCGAAGCAGGAGCCTGCACCAGCTGGCGGAGAGCCGAAGCCGACGCAGGAGCAGCAGGAAACCCGCGCTTTCGAGAACTTCATTCGTGGCCGCGTGCTGCATGAGCGCGCTGGCGAGCTGACCAAGACCGATAACGGCTCGGTCATCCCAACCACAATTGCCCAGCAGATTATCAAGAAGGTCTACGACGTTTCGCCGATTCTGGACAAGTCGCAGAAGTACAACGTGAAGGGCAAGCTCCAGATTCCGTACTACGACACTACTGACGGCGGAATCACCGTTGCTTACGCCGAGGAATTCAAGCCGCTGACTTCCAGCAACGGCAAGTTCAAGAACATCGAGCTTGACGGCTTCCTCGCTGGTGCGCTTTCAAAGATTAGCAACAGCCTTATTAACAACTCGCAGTTCGATATCGTATCCTTCGTAGTCAACCAGATGGGCGAGGATATCGCGCGCTTCATCGAGCATGAGCTTCTTATCGGCACCAGCAACAAGGTCGATGGCCTTTCCAAGCTCACCAACTCCGTGACCGCTGCGGCTCAGACCGCAATCACCGCTGACGAAGTTGTGAAGCTGAAGGACTCCATCAAGGACGTTTACCAGAATAACGCGCTCTGGATTATGTCCCCCGCTACCCGCACGGCGCTCCGACTGCTGAAGGGTTCCGATGGCCATTACCTGCTCAATGACGATATCACCTCGCCGTTCGGCACCGTCCTTCTCGGCAAGCCTGTCTACGTGTCAGACAACATGCCCGACATGGCGCAGGGCGCTACAGCAATCTACTACGGCGATATGACGGGCCTTGCGACGAAGTTCTCCGAGAACATCACTACGCAGGTTCTCCGAGAGAAGTACGCCGACGAGCACGCAACGGGCGTGGTCGCTTGGTTCGAGTTCGACGCGAGGGTGCAGGACGCTCAGAAGCTCGCCAAGCTGGTGATGGCTAGTGCATAGGGCGCTGAAATCTTTCAGCGGCGCAATCTCGATGCACGAGGGAGAGACGCGCGAGATTGACAACGCCGAGCTGGTGGCCGACCTCACCAAGGCTGGCTACATCGAAGAGGTAAAGCCCAAGCGCGGCAGGAGCACCAAGAAGTCTGGGGACGCGAATCCCCAAGAGTAGGGGGGATTAGATGAACCAGATTGAGAAAGTATCGGAGGTCACTTCGACCGACCTTGCGGAATACCTGCGAGTCGGCGATGTGACCGAATCCGAGGAAGGGTTCTTGGACACGATAATCGGCGCGGCTAAATCGTACATGTGCAAGTACACGGGGCTTACGGCTGAGCAGTTGGACGAATCAAGCGACCTCGTTATCGCCCTGCTCGTGCTGGCACAGGACATGTACGACAACCGCGCCCTGTACGTCGATTCAGCGAACGTGAATCTTGCGGTGCAGAGCATCCTCGACATGCACTCCGTCAACCTCCTTCCATCGGCGGTGATGCGAGATGATTAACGCGGGGAAGTACGACCACCGCATCCAAATCGTCAAGCCGAGGGTATCGCACGACGCGGATGGGTTCCCCGTCACGGTCGATGAACCAGTGCTGGAAGCATACGCGAGCGTTAGAACGACGAGCGGGTACACGCTCATAAAGAGCGGCACCAGTTTCGAAGCGGCAACTACGAACTTCACGATTCGCTATCCGCCGACAACCAAAATCGACCGAGACATGGTTGTCCTTTTCGACGGAAGGCGCTACGAGATTCAATATCTCAACAACATCGATTACGCCAACGTAGAGTTGGAGGTTCAGGCGAAGGAGGTGACGCACTGATGGCAGAATTCGAAGAGCAGATTCCGACCGAACTTATGGAACAGTTCGAGTTCTTGGACAAGAACACCGAAACGATGCTCAAAGAGATGACGCGCGAGGGGGCGAAAAAGGTCTTGGCGAACGTCAAGTCCAACGTTCCTTCGAGCTTCCGCAAGTCTGGCATCATGAAGTGCCTGAAGCTGACCCGCTCGTATAGAACGCCATCTGATGACGGCGTTGCAACCAAGGTCGCGTTCTACGGGTATTTCAACAACGAGGACGGTAAGAGAACGCCAGCGCCGCTGGTCTGCAACCTTTTCGAGTACGGGCGCAGCAATTCGCCGTACCCTCGGCATCCCTTCATGCGCCGCAGCTTCGTGAGCGGCGAAATCGAATCGGCGATGAAAAAGGTACAGGACAAGTACCTGCCGAAGGGGTGAGCCGATGAACTCTGAAATCGTCAAGATTTTCGACGGCTTCACCGTCAACGGCAAAGAGGTACCCGTGCGGTTCATGACCTACGAGGGGCATGGCGAGCCTTATGTCATATTCTCGCGCGAGTACGATGACAGCTCGTATTCTGGCGATGATTCATTGCTGGGATATGTCACTTATTACGACTTCGACGTGTACAGCAAGGGGAATTTCACCGCGCTCGTGGCAGCGGTGAAGGAAAAGATGGAAAACGCTGGCTGGACGTGGCAGATATCGCGCTCGTCTGCCGACATGTACGAGAACGACACTGGATACTTTCACGTAACGCTCAGCTTCGCAAAGGAAAGAGGGGTTTAAATGGCAAAAATCGGACTTACCAACATCTGGTGGGCGAAGCTCACCGAAGCCGAGGACGGAGCGCCTACTTACGATGGCGCTAAGTCTTTCGGCAAGGCGGTTTCCTGCAAGGTTTCCGTCACCAACAACGACGCGACGCTTTACGCCGAGGATGCCCTTGCCGAATCTGACAAGAGCTTCAACAGCGCAAGCGTGACGCTCGGTGTTGCAGACGATGACGATACGATTTTCGCGCCCATCCTCGGCCACACCGTCAAGGACGGCGATTCGGGCAAGGGCGAGATGGTGCGCAACGCGAACGACGTTGCACCATACATCGGCCTTGGGCGCGTCATCACGAAGATGGTGAACGGCGCTCTGAAGTACAAGGGCGAGTTCCTGTACAAGGTCAAGTTCTCCGAGCCTTCGCAGGAAGACCAGACGAAGGGCGAGAAAGTGGACTTCAAAACGCCCGAAATCGAGGGGTCTGCGGCGAGCCTTGCGAACGGCGATTGGAGCGCAGCGCAGACTTTCGATACCAAGGAAGCCGCCGTTACGTGGGTCAAGGGCAAGCTTCAGGCAGCGTCATAATAGCTGGAACATATATGCGATAATGGGTCATGGCAATCGCCGTGGCCCATTGTTTTAAGGAGGAAGGGAAGACGTGAAAAGCAAGTTGCAGGAAATCGAGTACAAGGACAAGACGTACAAGCTCGCTTTCGACCTCAACGTCATGGAAGCAATCCAAGACGAGTATGGCAGCATCGAAACGTGGGGAAAGCTTGTCGAGCCTGAAGATGGTGAGCCTAACATCAAGGCTCTGGTTTTCGGTGCTACTCAGATGATTAACGAGGGAATCGAAATCGCCAACGACGAGGACGGCACGGACGAGAAGCCGCTGACCCATAGGAAGGTGGCAAGGATTCTCACCGAGGTCGGGCTTGAATCGGTGACGGACAAGGTGAAGAAGAGCGCAATCGACAGCACGGCGGACGATTCAAAAAACGAATAATCCACGACGAAGACGAGATTTTCGACTACGACCCGACCATCAACTTCTCGTGGTATTACTTCATGGGGCGGACGCGGCTTGGGCTTTCGTCCGACAAGGAGGTCGGGAGACTCACGCTCAGACGGTTTCGGGCGCTCTATCAGGCGTACAAGGACACGTTCGACATAGAGACGCAGCTGAGAGCGAGCGGCACGACGTATGCCAAGCTCGAAGCTCAGTCCATGAGCGACGAGGAATGGCTTTAGGTGTTTCACGTGAAACATGGGGGTGATTAAATGGCTAGTTTCGGTGGCGCAGTTAAGCTACAAGGTGAGTCAAGCTATCGCGCCGCATTGCGCAACATCACGCAAAACCTCAAAGAGGTTTCGTCCGAGCTGAAGCTCGTGTCCTCGCAGTACGGAAAGAACGACACGAGCATCGAAGCTCTGACCGCGAAGCAGACGGCGCTCACCCATCGGCTCGAAGAGCAGAAGTCGAAGCTCTCTGTGCTGCGCGACGAGTATGAGAAGATGGGCGGCGAGTACCAGCAAAATAAAGAGAAACACGAGCAGCTGGTCGCATCGTACAACAAGGAGAAGTCCGAGCTGGAACGCATCGGGCGCGAGCTTGGGACAACCTCACCAGAGTACAAGCAGCAGGCAGAAGCGGTCGAAAGGCTGAAGGAGCAGGTCGATAAATCGACGCTCGCGAACGACCAGAACGGGCGCTCCATGTCGAGCATGCGCACGAAGATGAACAACGCGCAGGCTGACATAAACAAGACCAAATCCGAAATCAAAGACCTCGAATCACAGATGGGCAAATCAGCAGATTCGAGCGAGAAGCTGGGGAAGGCCGTCGAGGACGCTGGCGAGAAGGCGCGTCGAGCAGAGGGCGGGTTCACCGTCCTGAAGGGCGCTATCGCCAACATCGCAGGCAACATCGTCACGTCGGCAATCAACGGCATCCAGAACCTCGCTGGCGAAGCCATCAACTCCGCCGACGCTCTGAAGAAATTCGAATCGACCATGAGCTTCGCTGGCTACGACGATTCGGCAATCTCAAAAGCCAAGGACGATATGAAGGACTACGCCGACAAGACGGTGTACGACCTAGACACGGTTGCAAATACGACCGCGCAGCTCGCCGCCAACGGCATTCAGGACTACACGGGTCTGACGCAGGCGGCGGGCAACCTCAACGCCGTCGCGGGTGGCAACGCCGAGACTTTCAAGTCCGTGGCCATGGTCATGACCCAGACGGCGGGCGCTGGCAAGCTCACGACCGAGAACTGGAACCAGTTGGCGGACGCAATCCCCGGCGCATCTGGCAAGCTGCAAGAAGCGATGCTGAAGAACGGCGCGTACACTGGCAATTTCCGCGAAGCGATGGAGAAAGGCGAGATTACCGCCGACGAGTTCAACCAGGCAATCATGGACTTGGGCTATACCGACGCGGCGCAGCAGGCCGCGACTTCCACTGACACCTTCGAGGGCGCTATGGGCAACCTTAACGCCGCCGTCACTGACGGACTCATGCAGATTTACGATGCCATCGGCTCAGAGAACGTCACTGGTTTCATCAACGGAATCTCAGACGCGGTATCCAAGGTCATCCCTCCTATAAAGGAAGGCGTATCGTGGCTGAAGGACAACCTTCCGGCAATCGCGCCGCTAATCACTGGCATTGCCACTGCGCTCGGCGGGTTAATGGTAGCGCAGCAGATTGAATCCATGGTGGAAGCATTCAGGAAATGGAGGAAGGAGACGGAAGAGCTTACAGTCGCCCAGAAGATTCTGAACGCAGTGCAGCTCTCGTCCCCAGTCGGGCTAGTGCTCGGGCTTATCGCCGGGTTGGTCGCTGGAATCGTGGTGCTCTGGAATACCAACGAGGACTTCCGCAACGCCGTGACGGAAATCTGGCAGGGCATCCAAGATTTCGTGGGCAACGCGATTCAGGCAATCGGTGACTTCTTCTCGAACCTCGGAACCACCATCAGCCAGCTTCCGCAGATGTTCGCCGACTGGCTCAACAGCGTCATCGAGACGGTTTCAGAATGGGTATCGAACTTTGTGCAGCAAGCATCAGATGCAGGTTCGCAGTTCGTCGATAACGTCACAGGCTTCCTTTGGAACCTCCCGTATAACATCGGCTACCTGCTCGGCACGGTCATCGGCACCGTCATCTCGTGGGTGGCAAACATGGCATCAAACGCCGCTTCGGCTGGCTCGCAGTTCGTCAGCAATGCAATTAACTTCATCCAGAACCTTCCCGCGAACGTCGCGAGGTTCCTGAGCAACGTCATCTCGAACGTCGTTGGCTGGGCATCGAACATGGCGAGCAACGCTTCGCGTGCTGGTTCGCAGTTCCTGAGCAATGCAATCAACTTCGTCTCGCAGCTTCCCGGGCGCATCGCGTCGTTCCTTTCGAACGTCATCTCGAACCTCGGCTCTTGGGCTGGGCAGATGGCATCAAGGGGCGCGGAGGGCGCAAGGAACATGTTCAACGCGGTTGTCAACGGTCTGACCTCGCTTCCAGGGCGCGTGGCCAGCATCGGCTCCGATATCGTGCACGGCATCTGGAACGGAATCAGCGGGGCCGCTGGCTGGTTGGCAGACCAAGTAAAGAGCTTTGCGACAGGCATCTTGGACGGCATGAAGAACGCCCTCGGCATCCATTCGCCGTCGCGCCTGTTCCGCGACCAAGTAGGCAAGTACATCGCCCAAGGCATCGGCGAGGGCTTCACCGCCGAGATGGGCAGCGTTGTCGGCCAGATGCAGGATGCTATGCCAGACCCTTCGGCTTTCGCGAGCGACCAGCAGGTGGCATACGGAAGCTCTGTCACATCGGGTTACGTTGCCAATTCCAGCGTCGTTGACGCGGTTATCGAAGCTTTGGAGCGCGTGCATATCGTGCTAGATGACGAGGTGGCAGGCAAGTTCGTGGAGCGCACGGTGACTAACGCGATTTACGCATAGGAGGTGTTTCATTTGGTTAATTACATCGAGCTTAACGGCGAGAAGAGCAGCAACGTCAAGGGGCTTATCATCCAATCCCTGCCGCCGATTACCAAGCCGAAAATGCGCACGAGCATCGAGGATATAGACGGGCGCGACGGCGATATAGTCACAAGGCTGGGATATGCCGCATACGACAAGGAGTTGAGAATCGGCCTTCACGGCGACTTCGACGTTGACGATGCAATCGCCTTCTTCGACTCTGAGGGGGAGGTAGTCTTCGGCAACGAACCAGACAAGTATTACAGATACCAAATCCTCGACCAAATAGACTTCGAGCGGCTGGTGCGGTTCCGCACGGCGAAAGTGAAGATGCACGTTCAGCCCTACAAGTACGACGCGGTGGACAGGACTTTCGATATCGTTAACCAGTTCCTGCACGTCGAGGATTCGACGGCCAACAAGTTCGGCATAACGGTCACTTCGAGCAATGGCAACATCAGGGTCGCTGGTAAGGCCACGAGCGACGTTGACATAGAGGTTCCAATCGAGAGAATGTCGCTATCCGGCAGCTACACCCTGACAGCTTCGGCTAGCGGCAGCGCTGCCGGGTGCGCTCTAAGGCTTATCGATGGCTCGCCATCAAGGTCTTTCGGCGGTTCGTACATGGAGCTGAAGAGCAACGGCGATTCGACCATGACCGCAGCAGCCGATTCGAGCGCAGAGTACGACGCACTGTGGCTCGGCATAAAGGCCGGAACCTCGGTAGACTTCACGCTGAACGTGACCATGGCGAGCAATGGCTTCAACCAAATCTCGCTGACGAATCGCGGGAACGTCGTGTCAAGGCCGACAGTCACCGTGTACGGAAGCGGCAACGTCGAGTTTGCAATCAACTCTGTAACGGTGCTTTCGTTCTCAATCGATGACGGATACATCACGATAGATGCTGAAGAGATGAACGCATACCATGGCGACGCGCTGATGAACCGACACGTCACGGGCGATTATGCAGACCTTGTTATGAAGGTCGGCGAGAACGTCATATCGTGGCGCGGCGACGTTACCGGAATCAAGGTCGAAGATTTTTCGAGGTGGATATGATGCGGACGAATTTCACGATGGAGGACAAGTACATACGAATGGTTCGCGGCGATACCCTTTCCTTCGGCGTGCAGGTCTACGACGAAGAGGGAGCGCCTTTCGGTCAGGACTTGGAGCGTGCCTACTTCACCTGCAAGTCCAACCGCAGCGATAGCCGATTCCTATTCAAGAAGTCGCTTTCAGACGGAGTTTCAAAGGTCGGGCAGGGTTCATACGTCGTTAGGGTCGCTCCTGGCGACACGGCCAGCGCGAAGCCCGGGAAATACTTCTATGACTTCGAAATCGGCTGCAACGGAGATGTTTTCACCGTAATGCGAGGTGTCATCGAGATAATGCAGGACGTTACTTTCTAGGGGGGTGATGAAATGGCGAAGATAGACGAGCGCGTCAAGGTGATGCTGCTCAAAGGGGAAGCTGGCGCGAGCATAAAGTCAATCGACAAGACCGCTTCGGACGGACTTATCGACACGTACACCGTCAAGATGACGGACGGAAGCGAGCAGAGGTTCTACGTCACGAACGGCCGCGACGGCGAGAAGGGCGAGAAAGGCGATACTGGGAGCACGGTATCGGTTCCCGTGTCGGGACTTTTCAACATGGGTGTCGATTCGGACGGCAACCTGTGGGTGTACCATTCCGATTCGAATGTAGCGCCGGAATTCGAGTACGACTCATCGACTGGCAACCTATACTATGTGACGGAGGGGCGATGAAATGGCTAAGACTTTAATCGGAAACATCAAGGGCAAAGACGGGCGCGGGATATCGAAAATCGAGAAAACCGCAACGACCGGAAGCGTGGACACGTACACGATAACCTACACTGACGGCACAACGTCCACGTATGACGTCAACAACTCGGACAGCGTTTCGCTTCAGCGCCAAATCGTCCCGAGCGCGGCGGTAGAATCCTCAGCCACCGCATCGCAGGCGTATGCGGCTGGGGACTATGTTGTCGTCAGCGGAGTTCTTCGCAAGGTCAAGAGCGCAATTGCAAAGGGCAACGCCATTTCCGACTCGAACTCGACCGCCACGACGGTTGGTGGAGAGCTTGCGAGCCTTGCGAGCATAAAAGAGACTTCGCTCAAATGCACTACGATGAAGCTTGTAGACAACATCACAGTCGGAACAGATGGCCGAACTTTCAACGTCACGTGGCCAGTAGACTTTTCAAGAATAAAGGATGTGTTTTGCAGATATGTCGCAAAGGATATGGCGGCGGTTCTCGTTGTATCGAATTGGGATGAAAACTCGGTCTGGCTGCGCTCGTCTACGTCATCGCAAGAGTATGACATTACATTGATAGTACTATATATTTAGATAGAGTATGAGACTAAGGAGAAGAAGCATGGCAAAGACCTACAAATTCGCAGACGGCAAGACCATCGATTTCACGGATTCGAGCACGGCGCTCGATTGCGTTGCGGTCGTCGCAACATTCGGAGAGCTTGACGCTATCCGCGCCGAGTTCACCGAGGACAACCTGAAGGGGGCCGAGTTCGACGGCGCTGCCGTGCAGTACCTCGTGCCAGTCTCCGCGAAGGCCGAGACTGACGGCGAGAATATCGTCGCCCATTTCACCAGCCGCGTGAAGGGTCAGGACGAAATCAACGCCGAGCAAATCAGCGAGCTACAGGAAGCCGTGGCGGGAATCGTAGAGGGGGTCTAAACCATGGGATACATCTACGCACGTCTCATCTACAAGGGACTCAGGACGCTTGACAGCGTTCCGAAGAAGTACCAAGCAGCCACCAAGGCGGCTTACAAGGACATTTACGGCATCGAGCTTTAGTGCCGTGAAAAGATTGAACGCTCGGGGGGGTGCAGCGATGCGCCCCCTTGGCATATATGGAGGTGAATCTATGATTAGGGTTTTCGAAAGCACGGACAAGGACTTCACCAGCAACGGAGACGTTGTGATTCTTCCTACGAAGGCCAAGGTCACGAAGAAGGATAATGGCGATTACTACCTAGACTTGGAAGCGAGCACCAAGTACGCAGACTATCTGACTAGCGGGCGGATAGTCGTAGCCGACACGCCGCAGGGGGCGCAGGCTTTCAGAATCTCTGATGTGACCAAGAAGAGCACAAAGGTCTCGCTGAAGGCGTGGCATGTTTTCTACGATTCGAAGAACTATTTGATTGCCGACTCGTATGTCGTTGACATGACGGCAAACGCTGCGCTAGACCACCTGAACGAAGCCACTGAGCCGAAAAGCGAGTTCGCCACAATCTCGGACGTGCAGACGGTTGATTCCTTCCGATGCGTCAGAAAGTCGCTATACGAAGCAATCCAGACTGTCATCGAACGCTGGGGCGGGCATCTGGTGCGCGACAATTTCCGCATCGAGCTTCGCCAGTCAATCGGTGCAGACAACGGCGTGACCGTCAGGTACCGCAAGAACCTCAAAGAGCTGACGTGCAAGTACGATTGGAGCAGCGTCGTTACTAAGCTGCTGCCAGTAGGCGCGGATGGAATCCTTCTAAACGACCAAGACGCGAGCGCGTCAATCTACGTCGAGAGCGAGAAGAAATGGGACATACCGTACACCAAGACCGTATCGTTCTCGCAATCCGACATCAAGAAGGACGATTACGGTAGCGACGAGACTGCATACCGCAAGGCCCTTGTCGATGACCTGAGACGGCAGGCGCAGGATTACGTCAACAAGAACTGCGTCCCGAAGGTCAACTACACGCTGAAGGCCGATATGGAGCGCGTGACTGATATCGGCGATACTGTTGAGGTCATCGATGAACGGCTGGGGGTGCATATCCTGACCAACGTCATCGGGTTCACCTACGACTGCATTCTCGGCAAGTACACCGAGATAGAGTTCGGGAATTTCCAGAAGTCGCTCAGCGGGCTTGCTGGGTCGCTGCAATCGTCTGCGCAGAGCGCGGCGCAGAGCACGGTCAACAGCGCGATTCAGGGCGTTACCGACACGGTTACCCAGACAATCACGCAGTCGATGGGTGCTTCCTACGTCATCTACGACGGCTCGAAAATCATGGTGCTCGATTCGCTTCCGAAGGAAGAAGCGCACAACGTCATCCTGATAAACGACCACGGAATCGCGTTCTCGCGCAACGGCATCGCCGGGACTTTCGAGAGCGCGTGGGGAATCGACGGCACGATGAACATGCAGCACATCAACGTCATCAACTTCGTGGCCGATTTAATCAAGGGCGGCACGCTGAAGCTGGGCGGGACTGACAACGGCAACGGGGTCATGGAGGTGCGCTCTGCTGGCGGCTCGCTTCTGGGACAGCTCGACAAGGACGGGCTGAGGATGTGGGCCACGGACGGCTCTCGAATCGAAATCAACGCTTCGCAGGGGCTTGTGGGATACGACGCGAACGGCAACCCGACCTACGGCGTGACGGACGGCGTTTTCTACATGGCGAACGGCTACGTCAACAGCTCTTTGGCGGTGGGCGGATTGCTGAAGATGGTTCCAATCAAGACGGACGCAAACACTGGAATCGCGTTCGTCGCTCTTGCATAGGAAGGGGGAAATCGAATGGCATCAAGCGGAAGCATAACAGGCTCATATCGCGGCTACACGCTCAGGGCGGATTGGAGCGCAGTCCAGAATTCCGCAGGCAATTATTCCGACGTGACGGTCAAGCACGTGCTGGTCATAGGCTCCGCGTACTCGCTCAACATCGCTTCGCGCACGAACACGTGCTCTGTCGGGGGTGTTTCGCAGGGCTACACGTCTGGAAGCATCAACCAGAAGGGCGGCTCCGTCCTTCTGGGCACGACCGTCCACAGGGTTGCACACAATGCGGACGGCACCAAGACCGCGCAGCTGAACGACACGTTCAACGTCAACGCGACAATCGACGGAACGAAGGTCGGGAGCATCACGGCATCTGGCTCAATCACCCTCGACAGGATAGCCCGAAATGCGACCATCGTTACCGCCAACGACTTCACCGACGAGACAAACCCGACACAGACCTACAGCAACCCTGCA